ACTGAACAAAAACAATTAAGTTTATTAACATCTGCACCAACAGGTAGATATGCGTATGCGTATCAATTACCAACAAGTCCTGAATTACTTCAACTAATTACTCTTACAGTTAATGATATTGTTATTCCATATGAACGATATGGCGATAAAGTTTTTTTAGATAACTACGGCAGTAGCTCAAGTGTTATATGCGATTATATTTATAGAGCTGATGAAGGAGAATTTCCTCCTCATTTTATTTTAGCTCTTGAATATACATTAGCTAGTTTATTTGCTGGGTCAATCGCAAGAGATTCAGGAATGATTAAACAATTTGCTGAAATGGCTGAACGACAATATTTAGTAGCTAAGAATGTTGATTCAGCAGAAAGAACAACAAGACAATTAGATCAATCACGTTTTATTAATTTGCGTCAATCTACGAGGTAAAATGGCTAGAACACTTAGAACAGTTCTATCTAATTTTAGTGCTGGAGAGCTTAACCCTTTATTAAAAACAAGAACAGACGCAAAAGCATATTTCAATGGAGCTCAAACTTTACGAAATTGGTACATGATGGATAGTGGAGGTTTAATGCGTAGACAAGGTACTACGTATAAACAAACACTACCAGCAGAAGCAAGATTACTTCCATTTGTTTTTTCAGATGATGAAGTAGCAATATTTGCACTATCCAACAATCGGTTGGACGTTTATTCTAGTGCTGGAGCTGTTATCCAAAGCAATTATACAACTAATTGTAATTGGACGACAGCTCAATTATTTGAATTAAATTTAGCTCAATTTGGGGATACAGTATTTATTACTCATAGAGATAACCCAACAATAAAAATTAAAAGAGTAAGTGCTAGTTCTTTTACAGCTAGTGTATTTGATTGGGCTTCTCACAGTTCAGGATACCCTAGGTATCAACCATATTATAAATATGAAGATAGTGCAGTAACTTTAACCCCAGCCGCAACTACAGGAACGTCAGTTAATATAACAGCTTCTAGTGGAATATTTGATTCTGATTCAAATTGGGCTGGAAAAACAATTCGTATTGGTGGCAAAGAAGTAGATATAGTTTCACGAACAAACACAACAATCGTTGTAGGAAATATTAGAGAAACATTAGCTGGTACAAGTGCTGAATCTGATTGGGATGAACAACTTATTTCTTCTCATAGAGGATACCCTCAAGCAGTTACATTTCACGATAATAGATTATGGATAGCTGGTGTTAAATCTAAACCATCTTCTGTTAATGCAAGTCATGTAGGCGATTATTTTAATTTTAGTGTTGGTACAGGATTATCAAGTGAAGGTATTGATGTTGCTATTGGTGGTGACCAAGTCAACGAAATACGTCATCTGTATTCAGGTTCTAATCTTCAAATATTCACCGATAGTGGCGAGTACATAATACCTACTTCGTCTGATACTTCGGCTATTACTCCTAGCAATATAGTTTTTAGACGACAGACTCCTTATGGGTGTTCTCGTACTCGTCCAATTCTTTTTGATGGAGCGTCATTGTATACGCAAAAAAATGGTAGAGCTGTAAGAGAATTTATTTTTTCTGATAGTGAAGCTGGATATGTTTCTACAAATATATCTGTATTAGCTAACCATTTAATTGATAGTCCAAAAGATATAGCTATGTTGAGTGGTTCATCTACACGACCTGAACAATTTGCTATTTTTACAAACTCAGGTTCTACGCATAATGGTAAACTAGCTGTGTTTCATTCAATACGTGATGAAGATATAGCTGGATGGACATTATGGAGTACACGAACAGGTGATACATTTCATAGTGTAACAAGTGCCAATGAACATTTATTTTGTGTTGGTAAACGATCACTAAATGGAAGCACAGTTTATACGCTAGAGAAATTTGGCGAAGATGATTCTATAAGTCTTGATTGCTCCTCCACCTCCACGCTCTCCCAACGTGGTACTCCTCTTGTTAAAGGTGCTTCGCAGTCAGGACTTACATTAATTACAGATGGATTAACGTCTAATCCACAAATACAAGAAGAATTTACTATTAATGGTGTAACAGGTACGTACAGAATTACTGCTGTTACCAACAATGGTAGTGGCACATATACATTAACATTAAATACTGCTTTGGCTTCCTCCCCAGCAGATAATGCTCCTATTACGTTTACTAAAGGATTTTTGCATACTGTAAATGGTATTTATACTAATGAATCAGTTAATGCAGTCTATGGTAATTCGTCTTTAGGAGCTTTTACTGTGTCAGGAACTGACACATTAACGTTCACAGTAGACCCACAACCAACAGGGGTAAGTGTAGGATTTAATTATACTCCTGAATTAGAAACAATGCCAATAGACGCTGAAACGGATACTGGCCCACTTACAGGATTACCACGTAGAATAGTGCGTTGCATAATTGATGTTGCTGATACATTAGATGTATCATTGAAGTCGCCTAATACGGCTTCGGCACATGAATTGGTAATATTACAAAGTGGATTTACTGTGGGTAGTGATTTGACAAAACAAACTGGCAAAAAAGAATTTTACTTTTTGGGATATGATAAATCCCCAACAGTAACAGTAACACAAAATGACCCTTTACCTTTAAAAGTTTTAGGTATGGCGTTGGAGGTGCAATTTAGTTAATGGATCCAGCTACTTGGTTATTGGTTTCACAAGCAACACAAACTGTGTTGAATTTTCCTTTTGTAAGAAAACAACAAAAACAAACTTTACAAAAATTACATACGAACAGATTAATTGCTGAATTAAACGGAGTATCAACAGCTAATCAAATTAATGATATTGCTGATGAAACTTTAGCTAATAATATTACAGTAGCTTCATCAAGTGGTTACTCACCTTTAGATAGTGGTTCTTTTGAAGCAATACAAGAACGAGTTAATACTTCAAGAGATAAAGATTTAAGTATGAATAAAATTTCTACGGAAATGGCTCTTACCGATATTAATAATTCTTTATCAAATTTAAAAGATCAAATGTTAATGAGTGAAATTAATCTCGTTACTGATCTTGGTTCAATTTATTATTCACATAAAAATTATACAAAAAATAAAAGTATTGAAGAAGCATACAGAGCTAAACAAATAAAAGAATTAGAAAAACAAACTGAATTATTAAAAGGAATTAAAAAGAAAACTACTTTTGGATATAAAAATTTAATGAATAGAGTGACAGGTGTCTACGCAAGTAACAAACTAAGATATGGAAGTGTTGGTAGGTATTAATGGTACAATTAAATAGAGGAAGAAGATTAGTACAAGGAGTTCAATCTTCTAATATTCAAGTAAATGTTCCTACATTTAACGCTTTAGAAAATCCTATTAAAGTAATGGGTGAGATTGTAACATCAGATGAAAAAAATGCTAAATTATCATACGATAGACAAGTAGAAACCAAAAAACAGCAAATGAAAATTTTGCAAGAGGAAATTGCAAGTACACAAAAAGCAACTGATGAATTAGAAGCTGATTGGATAAAACAAACTGAACAAAAAAATGACAATGCTTTAACAGCTTCTATTATTGCAATAAACAGCCAAGCTTATCAATTATCATTAAAACATCATAGTGACCCAGCATTATTTGCAACAGAATTTAATTCTTTTTATAATAAATTAGTAGAAACAGCTAAAGAAAGTGATTGGTACGATCAAACTAGAGCTTTAAAATTAGCCGACAAACATTCTAGTTTATTAAATCAACATCATGCTACTATAAATAAAAATTATTTAAACAAATTAAATTCCGACACATGGGATGGTATTGAAGCTGTAAAAAATCATTCTATTATTAATATACAACAATTAATTGCTAATATTGAAAATCCTAGTGACTTAGCTTTATACTTTACTGAATCTAATAAAAATATGCAATTTTTAACAGATAGAATTGGAAGCTACGAAACAAATGTTATGGGTAATTCTCAAAACAAAAAATCTCATGTTGATTTACAAAATGTAATAGCTGAATATGTTTATGAAAGAGATGAAGCATTTTTAACACATTTTTTAACAAACTTTGTAATGAAAGATGTTACTCCTGAAAATACACAAATAGCTCAATTACTTTTAGATTATTATGAACAAGGAAGAATACCAGAAAAAGGTGATGAACTTGATCAAATGATGTTAGGTTTTAGAAGTGACCCAAATTATGAAGAACAATGGGATGTTAATTCTATGGAAGGATTAATAGAAATATTGCAAGAAAATACAGAACGGTATTCAGGAGAAATTCTTTTTTCACCACAACAACGAGAAGATATTATTAATTCAGCTCAAGCTGCAATAGAACGAAAAGTAACTGAATGGAATGAAAACCAAATAAAAATTAATTTAGAAAAACAATCTGAAATTAATAAAGGGATAGAACAAGCTAATAAAGAATTAACTAATTTATCATCTACTGTTTATAGCACAAAAGATTTAAGAAAAATTTTTCAAGTTTACGATAAAGAAAATAACACTTGGTCAGCAGATATGGAAGCTGTCAATGATTATGAACTTAAACAACAAGAAAAACAAAATTTTATTAATATTATTACTGAACGAATACAGGATACTATAAGCGATACTGAATTTTTAAAAAAAGTACAAGCAATAGATTTTAAACAATTAGGTTTGGAAGGAAAAGACCCAATTAATTTATTAAATGAATATTCGGTAAAATTAGCTTTTGGTGATGTTGAGTTAAATGTTGTTTCTTTAACAAAAGATGTTTTTAATGAAGATGTAATGAGAGGTAATATTGATTTAATGAATGGACTAAATGTTATGAAACAAACATCACATATGCCTATAGAATTTAATCAATATTTTGAATCAGCTAAAAAATTTGACATGAAAGATGAAATTAATCAAAAACATTTAGTAGGTATGGCAATTATTAAAAATTATGCTTTTGGTACATCAACACCTAATGGAATGGATTCAGATATAAGTGAAGCATTAAATGAAGTGTATACTGCTTATGATAAAGGCATGGGAAATTTTGGTCAAGCTTCAGCTCAATGGACTTTACGTCTACATCCCGATCATAAAACTGTTTCAGATAATTTAAAAAATTGGGATACTTGGTACACAAGTAATCAAATGGAAACTTGGACAGGTGGTAATATTAGTGGATACAATCATATGGAAAGTAGAGTAACAGATTTATTTGATAAAGCTGTTAGTAGAGAAAAATGGGATGATTTACTTCCATGGATTGCTTTAATTGATTCAATGGCTTGGTCAGGTGAATGGGGTGGTGAAAGAGATTTTGATAACATGGTAAAAAACAAAGATACTGTTGGAATGGTAGATTGGTTTCGTAGTGCTTTTGGAGGAGCTGATTACACAGCACAGAATCTTTCTTTAACGGCAAGTGTTGTTAATATGATGGAAGGTTATGTTGATCAAAATATTCATAGATTTTTACACGAAGAAAATATGAAACCATCAGATTTTGAAAACGCATTAGAATCAGTTATGCAAGACGGAATACGTCATATGTCAAATAATCCTAATGTATCTTTTTCTAATATTTTGTATGTGCCTAACAGTCCAAATGGAACAGTAGTTACAGATCAAGACCCAAAAAGATTAATTATGAATGGAGCATATTCAGAAAGTATTATTATGCAAAATGCTAATGCTTTTATTGGAAAAACAATTTTAAAAGAGTTTGAAAATAATCCTAATGAAGCGTCAATGATGTGGTTTGGTGTTCCTTCTAATTCATTAGATGTCAATGATTGGGATGATTTTAAAAGAAGTTATATGAGTTTACACGAAAATAAAAAAATAAAATTAAAACCTGTTAGTAATACTTTAGATACAGAAAATCCTTCATGGAATATAATGATTGATCCTGATGGTGATGGTCTTTGGAGAGTGGCAACAAAAGATGGTATTCCTTTAGAGTGGTTTCCTAATGCTCAATTTACAAATTCATCTAAAGGATTTACGTATGATGAAACAATAGAAAAATGGGCTGATTTAATTATTCAAAATGAAGGCAATATTTCTATGAGTGATATTGCAGAAGGTTGGTCAGATGTTTATGATTTTAAAGATTTTGGTAAAGATGTATCAAAAGGTACTGCTCATTGGTCTGACGCATTTCGTATTGATATGAGCGATTTAGCAAACGCAAGTGATGAAGATAAACAAACATTTAGAACTTTACTTAAAAAAGCAATTAGCGAAGATAAAAATATTTTTAAAAATTTATTAGCTGGAAGTAAATGGTTTGATGAAAGTAATATAGATACAATAACGGAATTTCAAACATTGTTAACTAATGGGTTTGATGATTTCCAAAAAGAAATACAAAAAACAATGGATTTTTCTTTTGCAAAAGAACAAGAAGTAGTTTTGTTTAATCATAATATGCGTTTTTATCCTGATAAATTTAAAAACGCTGAATCAGAAGAAGATATGATTAATATATCTAATCAACACAATGCTGAAATGACAGATTTATACAATGAAACATTTAGTATTGATAATATCGGTGTAATCATTCCTCCTAATTATGCTTTTGTTATTAAAGATATAATGGCTTCTACTGATGATTGGGAAAAATTTGTTGGAGAAGGTAGTGCGTTTTATTCTGAAGTAAAAAATCAAAATTTTAGATTTGCTAAAAATAAATTAAATCGAATGAAAATGTATTTTACGGAAATAGATAAGTCAGATCAATTTAATAGTTGGCTTAATCTTTGGAATATATCTTACAATAAATAATGGCTGAAACAGAAAAAGATACTAATTTAGGTCAAAGTGATTACCTAAATCAACCTCTTAAAAATAGTTTAACAAAAGAACAACCTTTTTTAAACTATGATAATTTTGAAGAAAAACATTTTAATTCTAACTTCTTTAAAAATTTTTTAATAGACGAAAAAAAAGGTAAAGATTTTGTTCATGGTTTTATGAACGAAAATTTATTAGGTATTTTATATACTGCGGCTTTTAATGATGAAGAACAATTTTCTCCTGATAATAGTTATAAAGTTTATGAAGATGAAAAATATGCACCTATAATAAATAATAATTTTGATTATTTTGAAAATTCTCGAAGTATGAAAGAAACAGAATTTTTAATTAATAAATTAAAAGAAGAAGAACAATATTATCGAAGTCCTTTTTGGGAAGGGATGGGAATGATGATGGGTGGTCTTACAGACATTACAAGTTTATTAATGTTTTCTAAATTTGCTAAACCTATTTTTATGCAAGGCAGATTAAAAAGAACTGCAAGTACAACAGGAATATTAGGAGCAGAAGAAGTTGTTAAACAAATGGCTAGTCCTGAAAGAACAGCTCAACATGCTTACGCTATATTAGGTACTAATGCTTTATTACAAATGTTGCTTCCAGCATTTAAAGGTGGTTTTACTAAAGGAGATAAAGAAGCAATAAATAACTTTATTAAACAAGGTGAGTTAGGTGATGAAATAAATCATATTGTTAGAGGCAATACAAATGTAGCTATAAAAATAGTTGATGATACTGGAAGATGGACAAAACCTGATGGCACAGTTGTTAATACAAATCCGTTTGATGTTTTACATCCTGATTGGAAGCAAGTATCAGCAACAGCTCATAAGACAGATAATGGTTTTGAAATACGTGTTAATAAAAAATTATTAGAAAAACAATTTAAAGCAAAAGCATGGACAAAGCCACGTATAAAAGGAGTGCGTCCATTACCTGAAAATCAATTTAAAACAGTAGAAGAATGGCAAGAATTTGTTTTAAACCATGAAAAAGCTCATACCTTTATGCCTAGAAAAAAAGGTGAATCTACGGCTGATTATGAAAATAGAATTAATGATAAAGCATTAAAAGCTCCTACTGTTCCTTATAGCTCTTTTAAATCTGAAGAATATTTAAGAGATAAAATGATTTATTTAGAAGAATTAGAAAATGAACAATTTATTCCTACGTGGTTAGGTAAATTAGGAGAATCTTCTAATTGGAATCCTATACAACGATTAATTAATAAAGCTAATCTAACAGCAATTAAATTTAGTAAAGCAATTTTAAAATCATCTTTATTTACAAAAGGTAATGCTCTTGGAATTAAAACACCAGCGTCTTTAGAACAATGGATGAAAATGGATACTTATTATTTAGGTACGGCTCTTGAAGATATAGCAAAATTTTATTCAAATTATAAAAAAGGATTAAAAGGAAAAGATGGTAAACCAATAACTAGACAAGAATTTAATCAAAGAGTTTCTCGTGGTTTAGTTAATCCTAGATATAAAGACCCTATAGCAGAAATACAACAAGCTACTGCTAAAGCAAAAGAATACTATCGAGAAATTGGTAAAAAAGTAAAAGAAAGTAATCCAGCTCTTAACACACAAGAAATATTAGTTGGTCAATTAGAAGCAAAATTAAGATCATCAAAAGGTAAAACAATTACATTTACTAAAGTTTACCAAGATGGAACTGTTAAAAAAATTAAAATTTCTAAAGAAGATTTGAAAAAAAGAATTGCAGAGGAAAAAGAATATTTAGAACAATTACAAAAAAATCCTTTGCGTAAAGAATATTTAAATAGAGTAATTAATAGAGAAAAAATACAAGCCAATATTCCAGCTTGGAGAGCTTTTGCAACAGAAAGTATTAGACGTACTATGCCTGAATTGAGTGACCAAGAAATATTAGCTATTGTTAAGAGTTATGAAAATAAAGCACCTTGGAAAAGATTTGAATCTAATAATACTAAAAAAACACATGAAGATATGATTGTTGAAGATTATATTTTTTCACCTTCAGGAATGAGTGGTAATCTTAAAAAAAGAAGATTAGATTTAGATCAAGAAGAATGGATGAACGCTGGATATTTTCATAGCGATATTAATTTATTAATGCAAATGTATCATAGAAGCGTTTTACCAGATGTATATTTAACATCAATTTTTGGAACTCCTAATGCTATGGGTGGTGCTTGGTTTAGACAACGAGGTTATCAAGCTGGATTAAAAGATGTGGAAGCAGAATATCAAGCTAAAATAAATAATGCAAAAAATAATAGTGAAAAAGCTAAATTAGCTAAAGAAAGAGACGAAGTTTTATCTGATATGGAAGCAGTTAGAGATTTATTTAAAGGTGTTTACGGAGTAGCAGATGACCCTTCTTCTTGGTACAGTCGAGGTATTGGCATGATGAAAATGTTTAATGCTATGACAAGTTTACAAGGTGGTTTAGCTCAAATAGTTGATTTAGGTCGTTCTGTATTTTTTAATGGATTAAATAGAACTTTAAAATCTACTTGGGAATCTTTTACATCTAAAATGAGTAAAGATATTTATAAATTAACAAAACAAGAAGGTCGCCAAATGGGAGAACTTTTTGAAATACAAATGAATACAAGAGCCTTTTTGTATAATGATTTAAATACGCTTTACAATACTGGTTCTAAAATGACGCAAGGAATGAATAGAATGAGTGGAGCTTTTTTCTTAATGAGTTTGATGTCACCTTGGAACCAAATGATTAAAACAAATCAAGTAATGATGATTGGTAATAGAATTTTAGAAGAATCAGAAAACTTATTAAAAGGTACAATTAGTAAATCAAATGAATTAAAACTTGCACAGTCTGGTATTGACAGACAGTTAGCAGAAAGAATTGTACGTCAATATAAAGAATATGGTGTTGGTGTTGGGGCAAGAAATAGTGGTGATTTAAAATTTAATAGAATAGCTAAATCAAATGAATGGGATGATGAAGAAGTAGCTAATGTTTTTAGATTAGCAGTTCAAAATGATGTAAATATATCAGTAGTTACTCCAGCTTTAGGCGATACTCCTTTATGGATGTCTACACAAGCTGGTGGTTTAATAGCTCAATTTAAAAAATTCTCTATGGGAATGACACAAAGAGTTCTTATTCGTGGTTTGCAAGAAAAAGACGCTTCATTTTTTAGCTCAGTAATTACTATGATTATGCTTGGTGCTATGGTTGATATGTTAAGATCAAGAGCTTTTGACCAAGATTATAGTTCTAAATCATATATGCAAAAATTTAATGACGCTTTTGAAAGAAGTGGCGTTGGAGGAATTTTTATGGATGTTGGTAATTCTGCTCAAAGATTAATAACAGCAGATAAAGGTGGAAAATTAGGTGCTGTATTTGGCCCAACAGGTTCAAATGTTGATAAATTATTAAATGTTATGGGTGGTGAAGATTCAGCACAAGCTTCGAATGTGCGTAGATTAATACCATTTCAAAACATATGGTACATGGATTCAATATTTGATCAAATTGAAAAAGGATTAAGATAAATGTCAATTACAATATCTGATACTACGCCTAGAGTACAGTATACTGCCGCAAACACACAAACAGCATTTTCTGTTCCTTTTGAATTTTTTAATAATACTGACCTTGTTGTTATTAAAACATCTAGTGGCACAGATACTACACTTACTTTTAATGCTTCACCTTCTAGTGCGGCTCAATATTCGGTAACAGGGGCTGGTGCTTCTGGTGGTGGTTCAATTACTCTTGGTGGTGCTTCTACTAATGGAGATATTTATACAATTTATAGAGAGCTTCCAATAGCTCGTACTACTGACTTTTCTGCGTCAGGTTCATTCCCAGTAGAAACACTTAATACAGAATTAGATAAAATTGTGGCTATGTCACAACAACTTGAAAGAGATTTAAAATTTTCCCCTAGAGCTTCTGCTACTACATCAAATACTTTTGATTTAACTTTTCCTAACCTTGTAGCAAATAAAATATTATCCGTTAATTCTGGTGGTACTGCTTTAGAGTTTGCTGAAACAACTACTGATGTTTCAACTGTGGCTGGAATTGCTAGTGCAGTTAATACGCTTAGTGCAATAGCTAGTAATGTAACGACTGTGGCTGGAATTGCCTCTAATGTAACGGCTGTAGCTGGAGATTCTACTGACATAGGTGCTGTGGCTGGAAAAGCTACAGAGATTGGATTATTAGGTACTTCTGACGCTGTTGCAGATTTAGCAATACTAGGTACTTCGGCAATCGTAACCGATATGGATTTATTGGCAACTTCTGCCAACGTAACTGCTATGGGTCATTTAGGTACTTCGGCTAATGTAACAGCTATGGGATTACTTGGTACAAGTGCTGTTGTGGCTGATATGGCTTTATTAGGTAATGCTGATGTTATTGCCGATATGGCTCTACTTGGAAATTCTGATGTTATTGCAGATATGGCAATTTTAGCAACGTCAGATATTGTAAGCGATCTTAATACTCTTGCAACAAGCGATATAGTTTCTGACTTAAATACTTTAGCTACCTCAGATATAGTATCTGACATTAACACTTTAGCAACTTCTGACATTGTGTCAGACTTAAATACTTTAGCAACAAGTGACATTGTAACTGACTTAAATATTCTTGGTACTTCTGCCAATGTAACTAACATGGCAACTCTTGGAGCTTCTGGTGTTGTTGCAAATATTGCAACTGTTTCTGGTTCTATAGCTAATGTTAATACTGTTGCGTCAAATGTGAGTGGAGTAAATTCTTTTGCTGATAGATATAGAGTAGGGTCAAGTGACCCAAGTTCTAGTCTTGACGCTGGTGATCTCAGTTTTAATACAAGTTCTAATGTTCTTAAATATTATGATGGTTCGGCTTGGCAGACCATAACTGCTGACACAGATGTTAAAACTAAAGTTAGTTCTAACGATACTACTGCTGGTTTCCTAAATGGTAAACTTGTTGCTGGAGATAATGTGACTTTCACGGAAGGCAATAATGGTGGTAATGAAACTCTAACAATCGCAAGTGTAGACAATAGTGTAAGCATGGCGATTGCCCTCGGATAGAAAGGAGAATATGGCAAACACATTTAAAACTGTAACTTTTGCGGCAGAACCAGCTTCGGCTGGAACTCCATACACAATGTATACTGTGGCTGGAAGTACAACTTCTGTTATTCTTGGTTTACGTCTTACTAATATCCATACTACTTCTGTATCTGTTGAAGTGGAATTAGTTAGTGATACTGCAAACCGAAATGGTGCAAACAATGTAGCTAATGGTACTGCGTTTCTAGCTAAAGATGTTGTTATCCCAGCAAAATCCAGTTTGGAAATTTTGGCTGGTAGCAAGATTGTAATGGAAACAACTGACGTACTAAAGATAGATTGTTCAGTAGCTGATAAAGTTTCTGGTGCATTATCTGTAATGGAGATTACTTAAAATTGACTTACATTGGACAACAACCTAGCACTACTTTTGATAGTGGGATTCAAGATCGTTTTACTGGTCTAACGACTAATACAGTAACGCTTACACATGACATATCTGCTGAAACAGATATTCTTGTTGTGTGGAATAATATTGTGCAAGACAGTTCCACATATAGTGTTGGTGGTGCTGGAAATAAAACTTTGAC